CGAAGTCGCTGTACACATAATGAAAAAAGAGTTTAAATGATTTCCTGTAAAGAGGTAGAGGACGCAAGCGTCGATGCCTCTAATAAACACATGGACCAGAAATTTTCAACACTTCTCTCTTTACTACATATAATAACCCAGTAAAGGGCATAAGATTTTATATAAGCTTTCGAATGACACCCATAATCATCAAGGAAATTATGACAATCATGAGTAATCAATGAAATACTTATACATCTTAATTTAATTTTAAAATAACATAGATGATAGTTTAAGGTCATTTCGGACCAAACTGAGTTGTTATATATAGTTCTTTGACAAAATGGCCTTGACCACTTCACGTACATGCAATTATCTCACATGGCTTCTAAAAGAAGGCGAAGTCGCTGTACACATAATGAAAAAAGAGTTTAAATGATTTTCTGTAAAGAGGTAGAGGGCGCAAGCGCCGATGCCTCTAATAAACACGTGGACCAGAAATTTTCAACACTTCTCTCTTTGACTACATATAACAAACCCAAATGGGGCCATATATCTAAGATAAACAAAACTCACCTGGCTGCACAAGATTATTACTATACAAATATAATAAATCACTTGTAGATAACCAAGGTGGCTGTGCATATCCCTGTTTTGTTAAAAACTGCGATATATGTGTCATATACTCAACATAATTATCATGCAAGAATGCTTCTCGTTGAAAGTTTAATAACTTTACGTTTGTAAGCTCTTCATTTCTGAATTGGTCACTAACCCAATTCAAGGTACTTTCCATTGATTTTGGTTCTAAAGCTCCAGTTATACAATAATTGGGGCCAAAGGTTGCCAAAAACAACTTATTAACTTTAAATGATCTTTTTAAAAATGACTGCTCATCCAAGGGTCCATACTTAACAACTTCACCTGTTTTTGAGGCAGGTGTCATCGTAATTCCTATCTTCTCCATTTCTTGCTTTATCACTACAGCATTGAAATCTTCTTTTATCCTATTATGAAATCCTGTTGTATTATCATCTCCATATGTTGCTGAATTAACTTCACAAATAAAATCCAGATAATCCTTATTGGGAAAAACTTTAAAGTAACTATATGCTAAATAACTACGCGTCACAGCAGAATTCATGTCTGCTGTTATTCCTACTCCTGAAGGTTGTCCATGTGTAGACATTCGAATTCCATCATAACTTACTGTTGGAGTCATTATAACCACTCTCATAATATGGCTAGCTATCTTTAGATGTTGTTTTGGTATTTCATCTAGCCAAGCATCACAACAAATTCCTTGTATCGTCGAGTTCATCGTTCCATCGAATGTCTTTGTATCTAAAGATGCAAAGGCATCTGTTGTTGTTCCGTCCTGAAATGTTGACAATCTCTTAGCTAAATCATGCCATTGCTTACTAAGTGGGTTCACTCCTATCATAATTAAATTATCGTTACGATTGACTCTCAAGTGTTCTAACATACATCCAAAATATCTCCTAACTAAAATGGTGTGCACTAAGGGGGATGCATCAAACATACGTGGTTTATCTACTTTCTCATTATCTCTTAACTCCATCTTCAAACATTCCTTAAACATATATTCTATGGGGTATCCTTGTTCTATGCGTTCTTCGGTCTTCCTCAAAATTTCTAACATTTGTGGTTTAAACTGTCCTAATTCAAAATCCATATAATCAGTTTTCAATCCTTGTAATCCGTATCCTATACTCGTATCCTTATCAATGGGTCCTAACAATGGTGTTCCTTTTATATTCTCAAAATCGGTTAATACTCTATACTTAAGTCCATCAAATAATCTCTTATTCAATCTCCTCAATTTAGGTACAATTGTTAAATCTATAGTCTGACATGGTATTAATAGTTCATTTGCTTTCTTTGCTATCTTTTCCGTGGGCTTGTTCAAATTGGCTGGTGATCGTTGGTTTTCAAAAATACCATGTACTTGTGATGGTACAATAGTATTCTTTGTTGAAACAAATAATGGGGCTTCTCCTTGTATCCTTAATCCTGAAACTAAATTATCCTGGCTAAACTGTTCGTCCTTTAACTCATAAGCGTACTCTGCTGACTTACTAAAATATCTCTGTATAGCTGCTTGTGTATCTCGTGTAAATATGCGCGTAATTCCGATGGGGTTTCCCTCACCGTCCTTATGTGCTGCTACATGGTGTCCTAAAATCTTTCCATCTCCGTTAACAAATAAACTTCCGCATAAACTTTCACATTGATCCTGATAAACTACTGCATCTCCTAAGTCTATCATATTGTTATAATTGTTTCTAGCATATCTCATTCTAAAATCTGCTGCCTTAACATCATTCAATTGCTTCGCTCCTGTAGGTGTGATTAAATAACTCGTATAATTTTTGCTGGTCACTATAAATGTTATCTTTGATAATAAATTGGGTAATCCTAAAGGTAATGACCATATTGCTATGTCGTCCTTAACGTTATAATATTCCATTTTCACTTTTACGTGATCATACATAATCTGAGTGGGTGAATAATAAACTGTAACAAAATTCTCTAAACTGTTTGGGTCTACTGCATGGGCCGGGGTTAAAAAATATTTTCCTGAAATAACTGTAACGCAGGTAGATGTGTGTGGCACATCACCTACTAAATAATCAAACTTTATTGCTTTCGTATTCTTAACTAGGGGGTTCAATGCCTGAGGGTATGTGGTATCAACTTTAAGTGCAAATAATTCATCTAATCCTTGTGGTATAACTGTTTGTATATCTGTTCTAACTTTCTTCTCTTCTCTAAATCCTGGTATATAAGTCAAATCTGGGGTAGGTGGGGTTCTTAAATATTGTGAAAAAGCGTTACATCCTGCTGCTAATAATTGTAAAGACAAAATAAACATGGCTCCATTATACATCTCATCCTTTCCTAACTCTAAAAGTGTGGCCGTAAAAAATACCTTAACTCGTGTCCAATTTGAAGTGGTTAAAAATATAGTATCTATATTTTCTTCCATTTCTGGGAAATTCTCTACTAACTGTCGCCGACGTTGTACTATCGACTCAACTATAAATCTATCATAATCATCCAATGCTCGTGGTATCACTATACCCAACATGGCTAACGATGCTCCAAAGGCCATTCCTCGCAGAGCATCTGCCATTCGATCAAATATCTCAGCAAACAATTCCTTATTCCAATAACTTGATGTATCATTACTCTGGGCTTCAACTGGGAGGGGGGGAAAATCTTGTTGGTTGTTTGGTAAATTACGTGTATAATTATTAATATTAGTCTGTAACTCTTGTGATATGTAATTATATATTGTAAGTAAATCAAATTGTCCATTCACTGGGGATATACGTCTTGTTTCTTCAAAGGCTCTGGTATCTAATCTATATCTCTTAACTCGTATATCTCCTCGATATACTCCATTCTCAAATTTAACGTCATGGAAATCAAAATTGTGTAATCTACGGTGTAGGGCTCCTATATCGCTTATTCCACAATCTGCTGTAAGTGTGGGGTTTATATTGTTAGTTGACATAATAATAACTTTAGATGTAAAGTACTTTGATCCTTTCTGATCCACCGCAGCGCACTGCAGCGGGTACTTCATGGGTGATACAAAATTAATTATATTCGCCCACTGAGCTGTTCCTTTCTGTCCTATATCTTCTACTGAATATACATCCTCGTTATCATACATATCGTGAAAATCTTTTAATGGGTCTGCTATTGATCCATGTGAATAAACGGTTTGGGTTTTCTTAAAGGCTTCTAATAACTTTGATTGTAATACTGATTTTCCTGTTCCTGGGGGTCCATTAAAAACTATTGCTACGGGTTCTACTCGGGTTGTTGACATTACGTTCTTTATCTTCTTAAACATTCTCAATCCATCTCTATAAGTAACGTCAATATGTGGGGGTAAGTGGGTTCTAATCTTAAGGATCGAATCCTTAAAAGCTTCAAATTCTGTAAACATGGTTATAAAGGTTGTTTGAAATAAAGTATCTGATAATAAAATAGGGGTTTTCTTGGCACGCAAAATCTCTGCATCCATTTTCTTTGCTAATAATGATCCTGTACTAAATGGTAAACAATTCTCAAAATCTTTTAATAAATCAATTATAAAAATGGTCATAGTGGTCACGGGTAAAATGGCACTTAAGATTCGTCTTGGTATAGAAATTATGTAGCCTATAAAGCTATATATTTGTTCTATGTCATCACAAATCCTAAGCGATGAATACATAGTTAATCCTTTCAATATATGTTGTATAGATGTGGGTAAAAATGATGACATTAATAAAGATGCTAACATAGATTCTAAACTTCCTGCTTGTGGTTCAACTTCTTCTGCCTCATAAAAATGTTCTATAGGTGGGTTTGTAGGTTCTTTGGGGGTTGGTGGAAATAATATTGGTGAAATATCCGAAATAAAAGTATATAATTGGGTAGCGAATCCTACGATTCGCATCATAACTGAAATTGGTAAAACGGGTGTCATAGTTCCTGTACTAAATGAAATACAAATAGAATAACTCAAAGCACTTATCATATCATAAGCGCTCATAATAAGATTAAAAATTTTTGAAGCATGTGCAAATTTGGTGGATAAACTCTTTAACTTCTCTAAACATAACTGGAAAAAATCATTAAGGCTGTTTACTCCTTCTGTAACTTTGTCTGAAATTTTATTAATTGTAGGTGCAAGTGTATAATTATATATAGTATGTGATAATTTTGAAAACATAATAGCATTTTGGTATTGAATGACAGCACATAAAAATGACCTGGGTTCAGATCTAATTGATAATATTTACAACGTTATGGGACTATTCCTCTGTTAGTAATTACGTAATATATGTGCAATCACGTAAAAGACCTTAACAAAATATGCTCTAGAGAGTCGAACTCTCCAAAAGACGGTCATCTGCTGCATATTTCACTAACACAAATTCCTAAAGAAAATAAATAACTTTAAATACTCCTAACCTAAATCTAGGCAAGACATTTACTCACGTTATATTCCTCCTGTCAAAAGAATATTTTAAAGTAGTATGCATATTTATAGGGCTATATTTAAAGTAAATATTTAATAAAGGCAGGCACATTGCGTCTTCGCGACACTGATCTAAACTCGGGAAACAATAACTAAGCATCGCCTGCTCACTCATAGATCTAGTAAATAATTTTCATTAACATTTCATGGACATCATTGAATTAGAGTTTTCGAGGGCAAATCTAGACTCCAGGGTCAATGCACGGACACAAAAGAGGTCAAATCCGATTATGAACATCACTCGTCTTGCGTATGACTAGCTTATAAAGTGAACTTTGAAATTTACATACCCCAATATATCCTATAGATATATCAAGGGCTCTAAAATAAATAAATAAAAAATAAAAATAAAATAAATAAAATAAAATAAATAAAATAAATAAATAAAATTTTAAAAATAAATAAATAAAATAAAATAAAAATGACGATAAATATAAGAGATCATCAACTCGTCAAAAATGATGATCAATACATGATAATAAAAAGAAAAGGTATAAGGTCAATACAAAACTCATGTAAAAATTGTATTTCCTTATATAAATAAATAAAATAAAATAATAATAAAAGTAGTCTCTTACACTACCGAAAAACAAAGTCTAGCAGGGGTGTCCCTGCTAGACC